TGCATCCGGTTATCAATCATACAATGGGTCTTTCGATTTCAGTGGTGTTTTAAATAGAATAACTGTTGAGGTAGGTGGACGAGATATTAATCTTGCAATAGGACCTTTATTTGATGATGTGACCGTCAACGTGTTTTACAATGTCATTAACACAATTATAACTCAGCAAATCACAACCATGGAAGAAATATTATATTTAAATATTTTTGACCCTATCGAATTAGATTTTGTAGAAGAGGTATTTGAATTTAATGATGTAAGCATGAATGATGGTGAGATAGAGTTCGTCCCTATCGAAGCTCCTGTAGAAGAGATTACGGTTGCTAGTGTTGAATTAGAAATAGCTGAAATAGAGTTAAATTTACCTGAGCCTGAGGTAGAAATTGTTGAGGTTGAAAACGAAATAGAATTAGAAATTGAGATGGAAATGGAAGAAGTTGTTATTGTAGAGGTAGAGCCTGAAGAAGAAGTTACCGAAGAAGCTCAAGAAGAACCACAGGAATCAGAACCAGAACAACCACAAACACCACAAAA